GTTAGCATTAAACACATCCACGAGGTTGAGACTGTAAAGGTGACAAATGCCATGATTCTTGGATTCGACCACTCCCGCGTCAAAGCTGGCGCAAGGGATTACCTTGCCTTCAGCAGTGACGAGGATGTAGTTAATTGCATCCATAAATTATGGTGTGAGAACAAGAATCTTGAGTGCGGAAGTGTCTCCCTTGGCAGCACCGAACATGACGTCATAAGAACACCACAGCATGCGGCTCGAGCGGCTGCTCCACATGTTCATCTGCACCGTCAGACCGAGGTCTTCGATGAGGATGTTTTCTTGTGAAATCAGATCGTCGGTGACCGGCGAGCTGAGTGGAATACCAGCGGCCATGGCAACAGCTTCTGGCGATGCTGCGAAACCTTTGATGGTTGCACCTGCGCCCGTCCAGCGGTTGTTGAAATAGAATCCGTCAAACCCAAAGATGCCCGAGCTGCGGCCATTGCCAGCCAGCGTGAAGCCATCAAGGTTCGATGGAAGGAACTGTGCGTAGATCGAGCCGTCCACAACGAGGTTGCGCTCGGAACCATCTTGCAACGCTGCCCACAAGGTTTTTAAACTTGTGCCAGTTACCAATGAAGCAGTGTCAACATCAACGGTTGCAGCGCCAAAGTTGGCAACGGTGACCGGTGTAAGTGCGACGTCGATAATCTTGTTAGCAAGTTGACGAAGATTCTTTTCAGCGAGCATCTCGATGCGGAAACCTTGGTTGATTTCAGCATTGGTAAGAGCGAAGCTGGCAGAATATTGGTTGACCGTTACGGCAGCATTTGAAAGCGTGCTGTCGCCGCTTTCAAAGTTGGTAGCATCGGTCTGGACAGTAGCACCAGCGCTACAGATGGGAACCTGTACGGTTGCGCGTGGGCGGATTTGATCGGCCGAGAAGTCCCGCGCAAATGCTTTGAGCGGAGCTAAACGGGATGAGAGCGTCGTGATGGCAGCGTCGCGGAGCGAATCTGCTACAAGACCGGCGGCAAAGGTGTTAGCCATGGTTGTTTATTAGTTGTTAGTGGAGAGTTTTTCCCAGTTGGCTTTGCGGAATGCAGAGCGTTCAGCCGGGTTGGTGATTGCGGCGTACTGCGCGCGGATAGAAATTTCAATGGCTACCTCGGCAAGTGCGACCGGAGATGGGTGACCGGTAGAGGCCAGAAGCTCGGATGCCTTTTCGGCGATGTGCTGGTCAATATTTGCAGCGTCATCTTCAAGCTCGGTCACGGCCTTAAGCGATTCTTCAAACTTGGATTGCAAACTGACAAGGTCTTGGCGAGCGGTGACCAGCTCGGCTTGTAAAGCCACGTTAGCCTCGCCCACTGCGAGCAGCTCGGCGATGGTAGCGTTAGCGGTGCTTAGCTCAGCGCGAAGTGTATCGTTCTCGATGAGCGATGCCTCGATCTTCGCGGCCTCGTCGTTGCCGGGAAACAATTTGGAAAGTAAACCTGTCATGCCCTTTGCGGCGGTGTCAAATTCTGCAACTTCTTTGCCGTCCTTCAGAACGACATCGACAAATCCATTTGCCTTTGCTTCGTCGGCGGTCATCCAAGTTTCTGCCATCATCATTTTGCGGATTTCATCCTCGTCCATACCAGTCCGCTCGGCATAGATGCCAGCGATCTCGGCGCTGATGCTTTCGAGTAAATCAGCCTGTTGCTTGAGTGCGCGTGCATCACCGGCAGCGATCGTGCTGGCTTCGTGAATCATGACGCGGCTGCCTGCTGTCATGCGGCGCTTGTCACCTGCCATTAGGATCACGCTACCCATGCTGGCGGCTAGTCCGTTAACAGTTGCTGTGATCTCCACGCCGCGTGCCGACATTTCTCTGAGTGCGTTATAGATCCGCTGACCCTCAAACACCGATCCGCCTGGTGTGTTGATTTCGATCTCGATGCCATCGATCGCGTCATCAGCTTTGCAGACAATCTCACCGATGCACATCTGCGCTGCCACTGCTCGGCTGCCATAAAGTTTGTCGAGCTTGTCGATGAGGTCATCGGCAGAATCTTTGTTCACGCCGCTGTTGAGCTTGACCTTGCCAAGTCGGTTGTTGATTTCGATTTTCATGGTTGTTGAATGTTTGGGTCTGTTGGCGCCATATCGTTGGCGGTCAGCATAGACATCTCGCGGTCGTCTATGGTGACATTGTAAAGTTCCTCTGCTCGCCGTGCCGCGAGCTTGCGTAGTGCGACTTCCTGCGCTCGCTCTGCGTAGTGTGCCTCAAGGGTTTTGCCGCGCATGGAGACAATGTCACGCATGTTTGCAGCGCCCATTTTCCAGAGTGCTTCGAGTTCTTTCGTGATTCTGCCGTCGTCGATGGTGAGCTTGGGCGGTGTGCTGAATTCCCACTGATACCAATCCACAGATGCTGGCAGGTCGCCACGCTTCTGGGCTTTTGATATGGCGTAGCCGACCAATCGCTTGGCGGCGTAAAATAGCAGGTCTTGCCTGTCCTCGATGGAGCGCTGCGCCATGGCGATCTCGGTGCGCTGAGCTGTGCCGCCACCGGCGCCGTGGCCATCGTAAAACGCCATGCTCCAGTTGAGTCCAGCAAACGCTGATTTTAAGAGGCGGTTGTGGAAGTCAAGAAACGGGTTGCCGGGTCGGTTGTTGACTAGCGTCTCGATCTTGCCGCCGCTGTTGCTTTTAAAATACCTCACCGTGCCGCCATCGAGTGACTCAACCGTCATGCCTTTGCCAGTAGCAGTGTCGCCGATGAGAGCGTTGAATGGGTCATCGAGGTCTGGGCCGCCGTTGTCGTTGTACTCGACCAGCGAGATGGAAGACATCTGGAGCATCGCCAAGCGCTCAAACTCAGTCGATTGTATCATGTCACGGCAGTCATTGATGCAGTGCGTCAACGCCGTTAAGCCCCGGCTTTGGTATTGCCATTCTGGATCGAACAGGTGGATGACATTTTCAGCGAGTAGCCACTGATCAAGTTCACCATTTTTGTCGCAGAATGCATAGGCTTTTGCCTCGCCACTTTGGTAGTGAACGATGCCATCCTTGAGCATGCCGCCTTGGTACATCTTGCCGTCAGTAAATCCCTTGGGCGTGGCGATCCGGTGTGCCGGTATGCCCTGATACTGCGGGAAGCCTGTTGCCGTCTCAGTCAGCAAGACAAAGATTTCACCATCCACATCGATTGACGATGACCAGCCAAACAAGTTAGTTTTAAAATCATGCATGCCGCCCCTAGCATCACCGATGCGGTAGAATGTATCGTTGAGAAACTTGCCAGCAATGTTTCCAAACTCCTCGTCACCGCCTTTGTAAATTGGCACGAATGCCCTGCCGACGGCATACATGCTGCGCTGGTTGATAGCATTTTTGATCGGCCCAAAGTTCAGATAGATTCTGCGAGCGTGGCTCTGCAATGTGATCCGATCATTCGATGGTACAAGGTCTTCGATGTCGCGCTTCTGCACCGGCTCCCACGGGCGGTGGTAGTTTTGCTGCGCGGCCCTTGCGGCTTTGTAATTAACCTGCCGTCCGAATTGGTCGAGTATTGCCATATGTTTACATTAAAAAAATCGACCGAGCGACCGGCTACTGCTAGGCACAAATCCATTGCTCAAATATTCCATAGCCATCCGCAGTGCGGTCTGCCGCTCTGTTTCGTTCAGCCCGACTAGCTTGGCCATCGTGACTCCGTTTTTAGTGGCGGAAGTGATGCTGTCCATGCCGCCCTTTGTGAGCGCTCCACCCATCGCCGCGTCGAATGCAGTCTTGATCGCAGCAATCCTCTGGGGGTTGCACTGGGCGTAGTGGAATAAATTTCTCGCGACTTCTCGGACGTTGGCAGCCATCGACTAGGCCGCCATGTCAAACATCGAAGCCAGGGATGATCTTCAGCATAAGCGCCGCCACGATCTGCATCGCCTCCACGTCCCACGCGTGGTTGTTGTTCCGCGTCCGCGTCCAGCGATACTCGACCTGTTTGGTCTTGGAGTTGGTGACCTCCTTTTTGATCTCACTGTCAATCTGTTTGAGAAAGTCCACCGACACATCGTCCGGTATGTCCCACGATCCAGCGATGCCGGTGCGGTGCGCATGCAGGATGTCTTTGATCCGGTCGCTCGCCCAGTGCGAGTAGCGAGCTTTGCCGCCGCCGGATGCGGTCGCATCTTGAAAGCGGGTGAACGGGCGGTGAATCACATCGCCATTCTGTTTTTTGTAGGCGAAACTTTTCTGACCGCTGCCGTGCAGTGCCGTCCAGTTCATGCGAGCGCATGCCGAATAAACTTGGTCAGTGTCATAGCCAGCATCGACGAAGACCATCTGTGGCTTGATCTGGTAGCGCAGCGCAAGGTCATGCACGCCGTCGAATGTCTCGATCCGTCCATACCAAAGCAGCATCGACTCTCCGCTTGCTCGCCATGCCCTGACTCCCGCCCAGAAGTGGTCGCGTTGTTTGTCCACGGTGAGGAAGCGGTGTGCCTCATCCTCAATCTTCTGCTTGTCGGTGTACTCGGCGACGAGGTAGCCGTTGCCGACCAGCGCCGATCGGTTGTCAGTCAAGTCCTCCTCCCATGTTTCTGCCAGTCGCTTCTGGATGAACTGCCGCAGCGGATCCACGTTGCCGACGCGCATCGCTGCCTTCGCCTCGATCCAGAGCAGCACGATCTCCCACAGTGGTTTTCGCCAGTTCGCCAAGACGTTGTAGTGAAATCCAACATGACCCGGCATGCCGACCGCGGTTGCCACATATTGACCGCCCTCGGCCAGCGCCCTCCTCGGTTGCGGCGAGTCCGGGCATGTCCAATCGCATTCGGCATTGTCGCACTTGAGTTGTGCCATCTGCGCTCGCTCCAGCGGTTCGAGAGTCTCATCCTCGTGGCCGACCACGTTGCACCACTTCCACGGTTGTACCGTGCCGCAGTCGGGACAGGAAAAACTGAACTCACGCTGGTCAGAATGTCCCCATGCTTTGTCGAGGTCATCGCCTTTGACACCTGCCTGCGAGAGGATAAAAAATTGCCTGTTCCACCGATCATGTAATCGACCTCGAGCTTCGTTCAACATGCCCGGTCGATACTGCCATGCCTCGTCACAAAATACGCGGCGCATCGATTTCGATTGCAGTCCGCTCAGGTTTGCGCCGGTCAGAAACAAACTCATGTGCGGAAAGAGAACCTGCATCTTGCGTTTCTTGTGCCGATCCTCCGGCAGCAGTGCCGCAGTCTCTGGCGTGTTGCGGATCGCATAGTCCATCCGCGTCTCTGCCCAGTCTTTCAAGTCGTCATCGGTTTGCCCCACCAGCAGAGTCGGCCCCGGGTCTTCGGCGATGATGTATTGCAGCGCCGCCTCCATGAATGTGGTCTTGCCTGTACCGATCGGGGCGAGAATCACGATCTCTTTTGCGTCGGCATTGGCGACCACGTCGAGCGGCTCGATCTGCCACGGCGCATTCGATGTGGAATATTTAGGGGTTAATCCATCTTGGATCGCCACGCGGTCTGTCGCCCATTGACTCGGTGGAAGTCGGGCCGGTGGTCTGCATGCGCGTTGGAACACGCTCATTAGTTGATCAATCGCTCGCATCGTTATCCCAAATTTTGGCAGTCGATTCTGAAAGCATTGCCATGATCTCATCGACCTTGCCTCGGATGATCCGTTGCATTGCAGGTGGATCGCAGCCCTCAAGCTGTGGCGGCAGGTCAGCCTCCATCCGCAGGATCGCCGCCTTGACCGCTGCTGCGATGCGGATCAGTGCCTCGTCAACCATCGCCTTCGCCACATATTTTCCCGCAGCCGCCCGCAGTTTGTAGGCGTTGAGCAATCCGTCGATCTGGATTTTTACCGTCTGAGCTTGGTGCTTGTCGGTGACATTCGATAGTTGCTGGATGATCGCCTCGATGTCGATCTGCGTCGGGTCTTCGCCTGGTGCTTGAATCTTAGCCGTGAGTTTCGGCATAAACTCAGGCTTCAGCGTCGGCGGAATGCTACGCATGCGACCGATCCTGAGCCGAACCTCTTTGTCTGAATTGACGTTCACGCCGCAGCGTTTCCAACTGCTCAAAGTTGGAATCGAAACTCCAATCTCTGCAGCTCGATCGAGCGCGGTTGTTTTCTTTTTCGCAGCCATATCAAACAATCGTTTTTATTTTTCCAAGTATTCGGCCTGCGATACTTGGTTGAATAGGCGACCACGGGTGACCTCGGCAAGCTGGGCGATCTTCAATGGGTCGTCGATGTAGGCGCGGACGCGGGTGCTTCCTTCATAATCGTAGACCCAGAGTTTGTTCGATCCGACCGGGTACATGTAGGCGCAGACCGCATGACCTTTTGTCTCGCCAGTTTTGAGCGAGGTGTATTGGTAGAGTAGCACCTCGTTCCACTTGGTCGAGTTGCGCAGACCGTGCCGCATCGTAATGGCGGTTGGCAGGCACGAGTTGTTTTCCCACTCGACATATTTCTCAGGATTTTTCGGCGTGGTCGAGCAGCCTGCGAGCGAGAGCAGGCACAAGTATTTCATGGCAGTGGCTAGTTGTTCAATTTTCATGGTCGCAACCTATCAATAGACTCATTTGAGGATCAGTTATCGACTTGCCCTTTTGCAAGTTTTTGATGGCACACAATGGACGTAGGTTTGTCCAGTGCCAGCATATCGAAACTTGATTGTAGTCCGTATGATCAAAAGACGAGCAGGGTAAAATGTGGTCGATGTGCCATTTGCTACCGTAGTTTTTCCATGTCATGTGATTAGAAAACTGTAGTTCTAAATGTTTTTTGAATTGTGGTAGCGTGCATCCTATTAGTTTTCCGATGCTTCTAGATTTTCCACCTTTAAAAAACTTCTTAAATCTAGTTCGCAACGAATCAATCGTCCTAAGCTCAGGTC